TTATTTATTTTTACAGAAGGAACAACGATACCCCATACCGAAAACTGAAGTGCATCTTCTTGTATAAAGTCCTGTGTTCTTGTAGATAAAATAGGTACATTCTCTTTTCTTAATACGGGTGGTATTGTAAGATAAAGTAAAAACTTATCGGAACGGGCTTTATTTGTTATATGCTGTTTTAATGATTGTGGTGTAGATGACATATATCTCCTATGCTATTGGGTCTTGTGCAATTTCATAGTTACCTCTTCTGGCTCCTATTAAAGCTGGACTTTTAGTTAATGTTGGTAGATTTCCTGGTGTCTGTGGAATTGATATTGGTTTATATTCTCTTGATGATTTGGAGAAGAAAGAACAAACCCCATAAGGAGTTACTACTTCTTTAAGCACTTCACATTTGTTATTCTTTGGATTAAAATGAGAACAATTGCTACACATCAAATCCTTTTTAATACTCTTCTCTATGTATCTAGCGGATTGTTTTGTTTCCTTATGTTCAACAATACTTTTATATAACTGTTCTAATATTAGGTTATCGTTCATACATCATTTCCAAAATAACTTTCTGCTTGTTCTTTATCGGCAAATTGCCATCCTTTATACATCAAACCTTCAACCCCCTCTTCATCCGAATAAGTTGCCTTTGTCAAAATATGAGAAGGTAAAGGTGAATCCGCACTTCTAAACATATCATCTATCTTGAAATATTTAGATTCTACCATCGATATTGGTTGAATTTTCATTGGCTTACCTTGAGTATCAAATGATTCTACATCATAATACTTCTGAGCCATTTTAGGTTCTAACGAGAATAATGCCCACACTAAAGACATTACACGATCATCAAATACATAATCACCAGCTTTGGCTTTCCATGTTCCATTGGGGTATCTTACAAAGGATTCTAGTTCTTGTGTAGTTGCAATGTCATATAATTCGACTACTTTTAAACTATTAATCCAATATCGCATATTCATTATACCTTCATACTTTGAATTTGTATGTGAATAAATACCAAGCCTATCAAAGTACTTTAACTTATCGGTAGAATAATCTGCAATATTGTTATAATTATGGACTTCTTTTAGTGCATCTATAACTTGTCCACCGGAGTTATTACGCTCTATATACAAATATGGCATTCCCCATTGTCCCGTCAGTTTATACAAAAACCCAGCAAAATGAAATGGATCTATAAGATTATTATGATAACAAGCCACCTGTTTAATATTTGTAAGGTCACTCACATCAAGCACTTGTGCAACCGAAGCATTCTGTCCAATACCCTCACCAACATCAACCCCAACAACATATAAACGTTGTGGATTTGGGTATTCCCATATTCTATATGCACCATCTTCTAATATTTCTAATGGTGGTTTTGATATTGCTCTAAAGTGATCTAACAATTGAGAATCAACGGCAGATTGTCCAGTTTCTAAAAATTGGTTACCAAACTCTTGGTCAAATGATTTTTGTTCCTTTGCCATAAGCTGCATCATGGTCTCTTTCCACTTTTTACCTCTTCCTGGAATCTCCCAATAATCTATTCTATCATGTGACCATTCTTCCATTTCCCCACGTTCTGTTTTAGAGTAAATTTCATGAAACTTATTTCCAGTTCCGTTAGGCGTTGATGTTATGAATACTTTAGTACCAGAGTATGATGATATTACAGGAATTACAGCGTTCCAGAATTCCTGTACTATATGTTCGGGAATATGTGCCATCTCATCGACTATTAAACAGTTAATAGATTCACCACGAGCCGCACTTGATGTGGTTGTAGATATTGCAATACTAGAGTCGTTCTCGAATATAACTTCAGTCTTATCCCATTGCTTTACGCCAGGTTTAAGCCAGTTGGGTAATTGTTCATATGCCATTTTAATTCTTCGTAGAATCATCTTAGCGGTATCTTCTTTATTGGCAACGATAAGAACTCGTTTATCCTTTTTAAAGCAAGTCTCCCATAAAGCATACACAGTCATAATTGTTGTATTTGAAGTAGGTACAAATGTGTTACCACATAAGAATAAACTGGACGGTGAATCGACCGTTATACACCTAACGGGTCGAGATTCAACGGGAACTATATTTTTAATGTAAACATATTTTGATCTAATATTAGTGCATAATTTTTGTTGATCACGTTTTCTCTTAAGTAAAAATACATAGTCAGAACAACTAAAATTAATCCGATAAATATCTTTTACTTGTTTATCATTACAGAAATTCTTTCTTTTATGTATATTATGTTTTATACCCAATGAAGATAATAACATACAAAAATCATCTATTAATGGATTTTCTGTATTATAAAAGGTACACGAATATCCACTTAAACTACCATCAGTATCCATTAGTCCACGTAATAGGTCCAATCTTTGTTCTCTGGAAGCTGTCATATATTCGTAAGGTATTCGTTTTTCGGTATTAAATGATTTAAATATACCATAATAAGATTGGTTATTTTCGTCCTTACCTTTCAATTGTATATTATATACACCCCTGCGGATCTTATTAGAGACTGTTATATTATCATCCTTTAACTTACCTACAGTTTTAAGGTTATATATAAGATTTTCCTTATCTTGCTCACCAACTACAATTCGTGGATTATATCTACAACCATCACCTAACCAACATCCATAAACATAAGGATTTAAGATTAATTTTTTATGCTCACCTTTAATACCCAAATAAGAGGGTATTCTATGATTAGGCTGTTTTTTACCTTGAAATACAGTTAATGATTCATAGATATCTTTGGTAGTTTTCTTACTACCAATACGTCCGGTTCTTTTCTCGTTAAGTGTTTGAGTAAACCATAGATGACCCTCATCTGCTACTATTTCTTCTCCAGTATCAAATATTAGTTTATAACATGGTCTATTATGTAATATCTCATGTGCATGTACAACATTACATAATTCACCAGTATCTGAATATATTATATCACCAGATTTTATATCACCCATTCGTATTAACCCATTAGGTGAATGAATTTTAGTATCTAGATCTAGTGCCTTCCCACTTTGACGACTTGCAAGTATGATGTTAAATCTATTTTTTACCAAGTTCTTCAATACCCTACGTTGTGGGGTATAAAGTTCTATTACCTCTTTACCTCTACCCAACGTTGTAATAAAGAAGTATTGTGTAGCGAAATGCACTATATCTTCTGAAGATTTAGCTAACTCCTTTATTTTAAACTCATCAAACTCTTGTTCTACCTCAGGAACCGGTAGCTTTTTATTACCTAAATAATATTTCTCTTTCAACTCTGCCATATAACACCTCATAAATATTTAAGGACAATCAAGTAATTTTCGACCAAATTTAACGTATTTTAATAAATATTTACGTAACTAGATAATGTGTATTGACAAAGTACATGTTATTAATAAATAATTAAGAGGAAGAGGAGAAAAATATGTCATTTAATTCACTAGAAGCAGCTTATAGTTCAATCGTAACTGAGGCAGCAGATAAAAAGGGTATGACTGTCAAGAAGACAGCCACAGGTAAAGGTCAGACTGCTGGATTAGTTCCGGGGGATCTACCTGCTGACACTAAGAGTGCACAGGAAATTCAACCAGGTACTGGTACAGATAGTAAGTCGGTTAAGGGTATTAAAAACCCGGTTAAACATGAAACAAACGTTAAATCAGGAAAAATAGAAACTATGAAAACAGAAGCTAAGAAATCTTTTATTGAAATGTATAATGAAGTTATGGTAAATGAAGTTGCACCTGACATTGGTGGGCCGGAGTTTGATCAGGATAAGGGTGATTTCCCCAAGGCAGATGGTGAAGAGGGTATGGATGCAGATATGCCTACAGAGGAAATTCCTGGTGAATCCGCAGAAGGTGATACATTTGGTCAGTTAGCTGATCTTTTTGCTCAGATCTCCGACATATTCCGTACAATGACTGAAGAGGGTGGAGCTACGGAAGACCAAGTTGGTATGGACGAACCTGCTGGTGATATGCCTCCTGAAGGTGCACCCGTTGGTGAAGCCGTTTCTCAACCAGAGCCAAAAGAATTCAATCCTAGTATTTCCGGTTTCCAGGCCCCAAGAAAACTTGCTGGTAAGGGTGTACAGACAGCCCCTTCTAGTAAAGCAAGCGTAAAGGGTAATGACAAGCAGAAGACTGGTGAACTAGAAGATGCTCCCAAGGGAGAAAAGAAATCCATGAAGGTAGATGGTAGTGGAGCCGCACACAAAGCTGGTGCATCCGCATTTGAAAGCAGATAATAGCATCTTCTTCCTCTCAAAGGGCATTGGAGTAAAATCCGGTGCCCTTTATTTTTTGACCCCATTTGATAAATACTTATATGAAAAACTTTGATGATTTAATTTGCTCACATTTAAACGAATCTATAGTTGATATACCAAGAAACAGTCTTGATACATCAGTATGGGAATTCCCCGAAGATCGATATCCTATAATTCATCCAATAATAAAGACCCAAATAGAAAATGATATGAAGGATATACAGGATAAGATAAAGGTATCCAGAGTATATATAATGGGTAGTATAACAACTAATAGATACTCATCAATGTCTGATATCGATGTTAATGTTCAAGTTAAGTCACAGAATGAACTAGAAAAGATGGATGTATTAGATGTAGTAAAGCGTATTAATGGAAGACTTGCTACCGGAACTACACACCCTATTAATTACTATATATTTGAGGGTGATTACGATTACACAAAAGTAGACGGTGGTGTATATCAATTAGATAGTGAACGATGGCTCAAAGATCCAAAGATCGTTAAAAATGATATGAGTTTAATGATTAAGAAATATAATAAATCAATTAATAATGTATATCTAGAGACAGAGGAGCTTAGAAGAGATATATTAGATCTAGAAGAGCTTAAGTCTTTGTCTAAAGATGAGGTTAGTGAATTACAAAAACTTGTAGATAATAAGATGGCTGAAATAGAAGCCGATCTAGAGGAAATATTAAATACATATTCTCATTTAAAACAAGCAAGAAAAATTGCTTACAATAAACAGATGACACCAGAAGATATAAGAAAGTTTGGACGAAAGAATAAACTACCAGAAAACGTTATATTTAAACTTGTAGAGAAATACTACTTTGGTGAATTTGTTGCAAAGATTAAAGAAATATATTCAGATCATGATCTTAACGATGCTGATATAAAGAAGATTAAAAAAGCAGGTAAAGAACTTTGGGGTAAATAATGAGTCAATTCGATGAATATATTAACACTATGTTGACCGAAAAGTTTGGTACTCCTGGTGTTGTAAGAAAAAGAAGTGCTGCTGGTGCTCATATGACTTCAGCGGATCCTAATGCATGGAAGGACCCAATGAAGCGTTATCATATGAGGGCTAACCGTGGATGGAATAGAAAGAAGATAGGTTGGGTATCTAAGACACATCAAACAGAAACACCGCTTACTATGGGTGAACGAATTCTTAATCTTGCAAAAGCAGCAGATCAAGGAATATGGGAAGTTTCATTAGCACAGGCAGTACCAATTGCTAAAAAGTATAAGATGCATTTACCTACGGTTCACAAACCAACTAAACGTTTAGGTTCTACTGGAATTGTTATGTATTTTAAATACGACAAGGAACAAGGTAGATATAGAATGTATTTAATTAAGCATGATAGATTAATAAGATCCTTTGTTAAACGAGGAAAGAATAAAACATATAAGGCTATTAAAAAGGGTAAGAAGAGTAGATTCAAAGTAAAGAAGACCAAAAAGCCTATGACACCAATGTTTAAAAAGGGTAATGTAGAGAAATTCTACACAATAGCATAAGGATATATGTCACTATTAAGAAATACACCAGAAGCATGTAAAGCTACTGCAGCTCAAAATTATGAGAATTACCGTTATCTAAATAAAACAAATACCGGTAATGAACGTAGTTTATTTGCAACCTATTGGGACGAGCTTATAGGTAGATATGGTACTAGATTAGAATATTATACATATAACTACTCATTATCCACACATGACTTTATATATGGTGAAGAACCTACTGCTTCATTTGCAACACCTAGATCTATAGTAATGGTAGCAGAAATGAAGAATGCCCAGATATTGTTATCTAGGTTCGGTATTGATACTAATGCTGATATAACATTCGTGGTTACTATGCGTGACTATACTAGAATATTTGGACAGAATGTAGAACCAAAGGCAGGAGATGTTATACGATTAAACGAATTAGGATGGGATGTAAACGAGGTTCCTGGCTATGGATCAGCAACTAATCCAACATCTGCTGAGATTTTAGATGCTATTTGTAAGTATAAAGATCCAAATAACAGGGCAAGTATAGTATATCCACCCACCGCAGATGTTAATGGAAATCCCATATCTGGATGTCAGGTATGGATGAGATCCCCTCAATTATTTGAGATAACCGAAAGAAGACACCAAGACATGATGGTTGGTATTAATACCCTTATGGGTCATTATGTTTGGATTATAGATGCTAAACGCTTTGACTATAGTTATCAACCTGGGATCGAACCGGAGTGCTTCCAAGGGGTTGTGGGTGAAGGTACTAGAACTGGATTGCTTAGTGGATTTACACAACCTCAAAGCCCAGATAAGGGATACCCACAGAACATCAATGATGAGTCTAGAACGATATGGGATTATACATCAGGTGATCAGGCTAGGAATACTAATCCATACGGAGAATACGCATAATCATTTATATACGTAGGTTGTCTTACCCTTTTTAACAATCTTTATTACATCTGGATTTTCTGTAGTTTTCTTTTCTATTTCAGATGCATTCTCATAATAAGCCCGATAGTTAGTCTTTCTCCACTTATGTCCTTTACCGGCACTCATTATTTAACCCCCGATATTTTGTTGATAAATCCCTCTGCCTGTTCAGTATTAGGGAATATCATCTCAACGGGATGACCGGTTTGTGTAGTAAAGATATATTTAATTCCATCTTTTCCTAGTGGGTGTATCTGCCAAACCCTGTAAGTCTCACCATTAGTAAAGTCGTTTTTATTTATTTTAGTTGTGAACGTATGACCTGGTATATATTTCATGTTATCTCCTATTTAAGTTTACCGTAAAACACATCGGACTTTGTTACTATATGATCTATTATACCAAACTTTAAAGCCTTCTTAGGGTCTAAATATATATCGAATAATCTAGTTCCATCAAGGTGTTTACTTGTTAACTTTGTATATTTATATAATAGTTCATTTATTTGATTCTGTTGTCTTTCAGCTTCTTGTACGTCCATACTTACATCAAGTAGTTTACCTTCACTATACATAGACAATTCATGTATTAATATTCTTGAATATGGTGTAGCGAATCGTTTACCTTTTGTACCACTCATTAATATCATCTGACCACAACTCATAGCCTTACCTATACACAGCGTAGCTATATCACATCTACACAGCTTCATAGTATCATGTATAGCAAAGAAACTATCTACATGACCACCATATGAGTCTATGATCATTACGATGTCTTTCTTTGGATTGTCACTTTCAAACTCTAAAAGCTTATTTATAACCAGCTCTGTCTTATGTTCATTTATAGTACCATTAACAACTATAATCCGATTACTATCAAGTGCACTTTTAGGTTTATCAGACATTGTGACCATCCTTTATTTTGTTTGTGATTATATCCGAAGTTATGTCGATATATTCCTGTATATGATTAGATTTTATTTGAATCGTATCAAATGATATATTATATAGATTTGAACCAGACTCAATTATATCAATCGCCTCACATAAAGCATACCAACGAATTAACTGCTTCTTACTTAACGTATCCACTACATTAACATCTTCTTTACGAACTTTTTGTTTTTTCGATATATCCATTTATGAACCCCTGTATCATTGCCATTACACCCTTTACATTTAAGGGGGCTTTGGCTTTTATTAACTCATTAGACAACATTTTAAATGATGTCTCCATTAACTTGAAATGCTCTTTATAGGGTTCTGTGGTAAGGTTATTTTTTAGTAGTTCCGAGCCTATGCAATCCTTTACTAGTAAAAACATTTTATCGAATAATATATCTATTGTTACTTTCTTATCTGACATATTAGCAAGCATTTCACCGGTAAGATATTTGTTACTACTTTGAGGATCAAATCGACTCCAATACTCTTTGGCGGCTTTAGTGAAGTTATATGAATTAGAATCGTCTATAATAACATCATTTTTTACTTCTGGTAGAATTGCCTTATTGTTAACTTCTACGTAATGTTTACTATCGAAATTACCTTGGTATTGTTCTGATGTAGCATTATTACGTAAATTCTTATATTCCTTCTCTGCTGCAATCTGCTTCGTCATATCATCAAATGCCATAATTAACCCTTCTTTTCGTCAAGTTTCTTAAATATATCACGCATTACATCTATAGATCTTACTTCTGAAGTTGTACGTACAGTTGATATGTTTATGTTTATTCCATTAACACTATTGCAATGTATACATGTAAACTCATTCTTGTTGTTCAATAATAGCTCTACTTTATTCTTTTGATTACAATATGAACAATCTAATTCTACATGTTTTATAGAGTCTATATAATTCTCATTATTTATAATTGTATCCATCTTTAGTTCAACATGATCAGACCACATTTTACCTACAATTAACTGTATTGCAAATGTAGATAAGAACACACACATAAACATTTTAAATGTAGGATAGAATAACAATGCCGCACATCCTAATATAACACTTACAATTACCATATAAACTAAATTCATAATTAAAACAAAATATTTACCCATAATACTCCTTATTCTTTACCTACTTCATACTCATTTTTAATATACTGCGAAAAGAACTTACCTAGTGATTCTGCTGATAAAAACTTAGAAAATACAGAGAGTGGAATTTTGTATGTATAACAAACATCAGTGGGCTTAAAATATAACTTAAGGTTATACTTCTTTCCTTCGGAATCCCATTCGATTTTACTGAGAAGAGAACTGTCTTTACATTCTATAGATAGCTTTGATACATTAGAATAATTCATATAACACTCCTTACCAATATATTACACAAAACGGAAATAAAAAACAACTTATTTCGAATTTTGTAATGCTTGTAATATCAAACAGGCTTTCTTTAGATTACCAGTTGCGGTACTGATTGCCTGTTTCATGGATTCTAACTCTTTCTTTTCCGTCTCTTTTATGCTCTTATTATTTTTAATAGATATATTGATTTGTGTTATTTCTGGATATATCATTGATATAAGATTCATTAGTCTGTCTAATGAACCCTCTAATGGGAAGATTGGTTTAACATTATCCTTTGCTTTTAGATCTTCAGATCTCGCAATATCCATCATGTCTACATTACCAAACTGAGTAGATTTAAGTCCTGATGGGTAGGCTGCGAATTCGGGTCTAGCTCCACCATATCCTCTGGATTGTGTAACTTCATAACCAGCAGGACCGGTTTTAGCACCATATCCATATGTGGAAAATTCATTAACAATGTCGGGTTTTGGTTTCTTAACCAAGGGTTTACTTTGAATCTTTTTTACCTTTGATGAATAAGATTCCTTTTTATTCTCTTTCTTTTCGAGAACTTTGATTAATGCATCTCTAAAGGTACTAATATTATTCATATAGTAAAATATCCTATTAGGTTTTTGCTGGAGGTATTGTCTTACTATCACGCTTAACAAGTCTCTCGCATCTACCACAAGTCCACTTACACTCTACGATTGTGTTGCCATATCTATCTAATCTAGAAAATTCTCTACCTTTGATAGATCCGTTACCACAAAAATCACATCCTATTGGTTTATTTGATACATAATTAGCCATTATTTTCTCCTTGTAAAAACTGTTTAATTGTCTCGAACACCTCTTTTGATAATAAGATATTCAACTCCGGAGATATTACTTTTATACCACCACATTCGGACGGTTTAATTGTAATATTCTTACTTGCAGAACCATTCATTTTACCAAAACTATCTACACCAGAATCTGGTTGTATAACTTGTTTATCATTAGACTGTTGCATAACCTGTCCAGGAGCGGAATGTTCTTCACGTTCTTCCTGTGGGGTTTCATGTTCCTCGTGTTCTTCGTGTGAAGTTTCTTGCTGTTCATGCTGATCGGGTTGCTCTGTTCCGACCCTCTTCATAATATCAACAATACCACATACCATACATTCACCAATTAAAGCATCAAAAGACTTTATATTCATATTAATCCTCGTAATTATTTATGCTTTGGTTCCTTATTTCGTTGATTCTTCTTTCTCTTTGGGTATTAAAGTCGTCCTTTTCATCTATTTTTGGTACAAGTGTCTTCCTATGTAGATATTCCTTGTAAAGAGATTTGTTTATATTACGAGGGATCTTTTTTACAGGTTCTATGATCTTTTTATCAAAACCTTCTATCGTTGCCTTGACTGGTATATCGAATACCTTCATACCACCAACACTGTCCTTATCCTCACAAAATGCCAATGCTTTATGGGTTCCGGTAGGTATTGCCTCTGAAATATCAAAAAACAATATACACATACCTTTGTGTATTCCTTCTGTTATAGCATATAACGTGCGTTCTTTGGGATGAGTTCCACTTACCTTGTCCATTAATTTACGTATATTAATCATAAGTCTCCGTTTCTTTGTTCCATTTACGGTCACTCTTATTGTACTTTCTACCCTTACTACATTTAGATTCGATTACCTTTTGGGGAGGTGGCATTCGTTTTCTTATAGATTTGTATATATCTTTATTTTTCATAAAATTAACGTCATTAGTTCTTTATTCGAAAGTTTAAAAAGTACATTTTTAGTTATCTTTGTATCCAACGTAACACCCCAACCAGCAGAAAACATAAACCATTGAAGATCATATAATTCTTTCTTTTTTAACTTATGATTCGCAAAATCATTGTTTATATATGAATATCCTAATATTTTTCTATTTTTACATATGTATAACATAGCATTATGTGAACCACCTACAACCACATTATCTGCCATATAAAATAAAAGTACTTCATATTTCATGACAATAATATAACTAATATTTCAAAAAATAGCAACTATAATAATAAGGCTATTAGATCTTTCTCTCTAAGGACTCTCTGTTTAATTAATTTAGACCTTTTATGTATATTAAGATTTACATTACCATATCCGATATATGTCCATTCCGTGGACTTTTCGTGTTTGGTATCTCTTTTATATATACGTCTAAAGTATTGCACAATACCTTTATCTGCAATATATTCCATATCAACTACTTTAGACATTCGTAACGAATAAAGATCATATTTTATTGCCATGTAAATATTTACGATATTTACATTGAAAAGCAAGTGGTGATTGTGTATTATATCTGACGGGGTTTATTGCTGGATGCAAGGAACAATTCTATGTATTCTAAAGAATCGTTTATCTCTTCTAGGACATCTTTTTTATTATAAAGTTTGTTACCTTTAAGATTGATATTCTCCATCTGTATTAATCCCTTATACTTTATAAGTATGTTCTTTATATTATTAAGTAAAAAGGGATCTACGAAATGATCTTTACGCTCAAACAACTTACGTTCACGCATTGTATTAAGATCATGTTCCACATGACCTAAATGCGGATCGGGAATTGCGAATATTTCTGTAATATCCTGTAGATCAGATACGGTAATCCATATCTTAAACAGTTTTGCCTTTTTATCGGGATCTATGGCATACTTATCAAAAATCTTATTATTCTCTTCTAAATATGTCTTAAAACGTTTAATTTGGATTTCCATATAAGTATTTATGTTATATCACAATGTTTTATAGGTTTAATGGCTCTGATATTAAAGTACCATCAGTTATTTGCTTTTCAATTTCCTCTGCAGTCCCTTTGAGATCTGCCGCCTTAGAATTTCTATCCGCAACGCCACCACAAAATGATATTTCATAAAATATGGCATATAATAACTCCATAAGAGTTATACGGGGTTTATGTGTAATTTTTTCATCGTTATAGCTGGATTTACCTTCATGAGTTGTACCATACCTTGATATATACATAATATCATTAATTTTGATCTCATAGTCATATAACTTGAAAATAGGGGTAAACTCAATAGCATAGTTCTCTATGTAATTCTCTATTTCTTCCGTTGTAAGTCCACCATATTTCTTTACATCATCACCACATCTACCCTTTTTACCCACACCATCAAAGCTCCAGTAATTACCATATGAAACTTCATCATTAAAATTATGAGCATCTCCTATCCATGACAACCTCAGAAAATCAATGTTATCATCATCCGGTGCAAATGGTAACTTTGACTCATCACAGAATTCCTTTATATAGTTACATTGTAGAAGCTGTTGTAATACAGGCAAAGGGATCTTAGAGTTCTCACATGCATCAAGAACATCTTTTAGTGTAAAAACTACAGTAGTATCTACACTACGCATAAGATCCTCGTAATCAAATACTAACGAATTTGTTATTTTTAAATCATTCATAATTACCAATATGATACCTTGATATATAAAATAAATCAAGATATTTTCATTAATATTAATCCAAATACCGCCAAAACCAATCCACACCAATTAATCATAGTAAATCCAGTCCCACACTTAAGAAATATAAAACATCCTGTAAATACTACCACAAGTATTATATCATAAAGTATAGAATCGAACAATAGGTTCTTTGATATTTTAGTAACCCAGATCCATAACAATGCACCTATAAGACTACCTAAAAATAGATATATGCTACTATATGGTACATTGTTATTGTTAAGCTTTGAAAAATAAGCATTAGAACAACATACCAATATTAATATTATAACCCAAATATAACTCATGGAAGCCTTTGTGTCTTCGTAATAAACTGTGGACGCTTTACTTCTTGTGGACCTTTAATTACAATTCCTAACCTAACACATAACGGATCTTTAACATATGCTTCTTTATCGATCCAACGGTCATAAAACTCTTTCTTTGTAAGATATGGACGTTTACCCTTAATACTGGGATCTTCGAAATATATATGATTTTTATCAAAACCAATAGCAACTACATAATGACCATCTCTTAACTTATTATATCCTTCTTTTGCCTTTTGTGGATCTTTATGGTTACTCCATGCTTGTATAGCACATATTACTGGTATCTTTCTGAAGATATATGTAGTAAGTTGGTTTATGGTCATATTCTTTTTTACGGTTGCATTGAACCCTAGTTGTATTGCAGCTTTGGCTATATCTTCTGGATGTGCCCCTTTCGTTTTACCAGACTTACACAAGGTTTTAAAGGCAGCTTCATTATCAAGGTCTTTTCCATAATACTTTGCAATAGAACGTAATGCAACAGCTCCGCAGGTATAATCCGTCTGTTGTCTTGAACTGGGCAGATTTATATAGATATGTTCAAGTACAAGCTCCGTTTTTTCTGCTATATATTGACGAAAAGACATCATAATACCCTCGATATTAGTATTTATCAAAAAAAGTATACAAAATTATCTATTTTTGGTACATTATAGACATGAAATATTATAAATTGAATCTAGACCATAGTATTACGGAGATACCAAGGGATGAATACCATAACGCTGGTATTAAAAAGATAGTAAGAAGTAGCAGGGGTGATGTTGATGTAAGTACAGTATTCCTTGGTATGGATTATGACGGTGCCATGGGTATATTCGAAACGATGATATTCGGTGGTCCTCATGATCAGGAGTATTGTGTACGTGCATCGACTTATGACGAGGCAATACAAGAACATATAAAGGCATGTAAAGTTGCCTATGATAATTATGATGATAATGAAATCTTTATAGATATGCTATGAATAATACAGAATATATATTGGCAGAAAATCTTCAGTGTGGACTTCGGTACTTGAAGCGAGAGAATGAAGATAATAAATCTTATTATTCGTTTTATCAACCCGTTAATAAAAGATGGTATTTATTATTCAAAGGAGAGGTACCAATATTACTAGAGAACCATAAATATAAAATAATATCAGAAGAAGAAATGGATCGCTATATATTCACGGAGAATTTATAATGGATGAAGTGAAATACAATGAAACTCAATACGAGTATTACATATGGGAAGGGAAGGCTAATTTTTGCCCCGATTATGAAATGTTAAGAAAACATAAATACCATACGCTTTATGAAGTGTATGAAGATGGACAATGGAAAGAGACACGATCAATAATACTACCATTTTTAATTAGACCTGCGACTAACGAAGAACTTGAAAACTTGCGTTTTTCAGAATGTTTATAAATATTATAAATGAATATAACAGAGAGAGTTGATAAATTAACACATATACCACCAGAGTATCTTAAGAGTTTAGTTCCTTTACCAAAGTCGGTTAAACTAGAACTTACAAACAATTGTGATTTAGGATGTAAGTTCTGTGCCTGTTCTAATAAAGATCGTAAGACCGGCAACATGGACTGGGAATTGTTTATTAAAATAACGCATGAACTAAAGTCAATAGGACTCGAAGAATTGGGTTTGTTTTATTTAGGTGAAAGTTTCCTTTATAACGTAGAAGGAGAATGGGCATTACCCCAGGCTATAGACTATGTTAAGAACGTATTAAAATTTAAACAAGTATTTCTTACAACAAACGGAGTATCAGCAAACGAAGATAAACTAAGACAAGTAATAAGCAAGGGTCTTGATTCATTAAAATTCTCATTTAATTATGCTAATAAACAACAGGCTATAGATATATCACAGAGAGACATATACGATAAATTAATTAGTAATATTAAACTAGCCCGTAAAATACGAGATGAAGTATATCAGGATACTGGACATTACTGCGGCTTGTATGCATCATCTATAAAGTATAATTCAGATCAGATAGAACTAATGTCTGAGGCTATTAACGAAATTAAAGAGTCTATCGACCAACATTACTGGATTCCTTTCTGTAATCAGGGAGGTAATAAAACCGAAATCCAAACTGAAGTATCGGGTAATATAGGAAGATTAGATAATCCAGTAAGTCCATTACCATGCTGGTCTTTGTTTACTGGTGCTCATATTACTTACACTGGCAATGTTACTATATGTTGTTTTGACCATTCAGATCGATTTTCTATGGGGAATATTAAAGAACAATCATTTATGGATATATGGAATTCCCCCCGATTATGTGACTTAAGACGGAGACATTTAAACAAAGATGTTTCTAATACTATTTGTGAGAGGTGTATTAATGGATAAAATAGGTATAATTGATGATATGAAGTATTGTCCTAGGTGTAACAAATTTTTATCATTGAGTTTATTTATAATGCGTAGAACATATTCATGTTATTGTAGAAAATGTACTAATGAAATACACGCTGAATATGTTACTGATAATATAGATATAAGTATAAGACGTATAATATTCGATTCAAATAGAACCGATAGGGGTCATTATGATAAGAATGGTGAATTAATTAAATGCATTGGTGGTGACTTAGATTTTGAGATCGTTAAAGAACAGATACTGGATCAAGGACAGAAATGTGAATACTCCGGAATAAAATTTGTTTATACCCCAAGATCACCATATCTAGTAAGTGCTGATAGAATTGATAATAATCTCCCCCATACGATGGATAATGTAAAATTCGTATGTGCAATTGCAAATTTTATGAAAAAGGAATATTCATTTGAAGATATGCTTAATTATTGTTTAGTAGTAGCGGATAAGAGAAAAGCAGAAGCTTTGGGTACTTATATACCAATAACCACTAATATAGAATTAAGTCCAATGGAAAAAATTAGAAACCAACAAATGCATAAGTTTATTAGGGCTTCTGGTGGTGACTTAAAAATAAGAAGTGTTTCGTTTATAAGTAAGAAAACTGCATTAACAAGAATTAACGAAAAGTCTTACTGTACCGACACTAGATATGATTTAACCTATGAATGGTATGATGCAGAATTAATAAAGGGGGATAGAATATCTGGATTACCTTTTGTATTTAAAAAAGGACATCCATTACGTCCAAGTATCGATAGAATAGATCCAATGAAGGGATACACACAGGATAATGTTCAAGTAGTTGCCGCTATATATAACTATGGTAAGAACAAATGGGACGATAACACAATAATGGACTTTATTTTAAAACTGGCAGAATTCCAAACAAAAAAGAATATAAATAACCTAAAAAATGATATAATACACTATATGCATAAATTACATGATAGGAAAGGATATAAATGAATAAAATAACGTTTGAATTCCATAAGTCCACATTTGCTCAATATGAACCAGATTACGTAAACATGACAATACCGGAAGATATGCCCCAGGAGACTAAACGTCAAATAATGAGATTAATTATCCAAAAGTGCATGGATGTATTATCTGCGAGATAATATGGACGGATATCTATATTACTATACACCAATGGACCGTGCGGCTCAAATATGGCGTATAAATCTACATGATAAACGATGGGAGCGTTATACAACCGGTTATGGGTATGCATATCCACGATCGACATATAAATGGTATTCATGGGACGGATTCCCACCTTATGTAGAAGACCACACACCTCTTACTAAAGAAGAGATCGAAAGAATTATGTTTGCGGAGATGTTATGAAGAAATGTAGCAAAAAGCGACATGTCTTATATAACATTATCACTTTTCTTTAAATTATCTTTAGCCCATAAAGGTTGTAGATTTGTGTAATGAAAACATTGTTTCTGTTCTACTGGATCAGTTAATTCAAATACACTACAAGGTATTATATGATCCACGTGCCATTTACCATAATTATCCCACGACATACCGGTAATGAATTTAGATTCTAAATAGGTCTTGAGTTCTAAAGCTGTACATCCAATCAGATCTAGTGTTTTAGATGATTTTGTGCAGCGAATTAAGTTGTTGATTAACATTGTCAATCGTAAATTCAGGCACAAGAAAATTAAGGTTCATCGTGCTGACGGCTTCGTGATTGAAGGAAAACTTGAGGGAGAATATCGAAATTTGCCA